CCGCCTCCGCACATAACTACACCTCTTTCTTCATAATTATTCCGACCTTCTTGAAGCCGTTTTTTAAGACCAACTTTTCGTAACCTGCTCCAGCTATGCCTGACGTTATTCCTATACAGACTTCGCTGACTTCACGACTTATTGACCAATTCACAAACTCTCTCAACATCTGCACTGTGGGTTTTCCTATCCCATCGCGCTGATCTGGAGAAAAAACCATCACTAGGTCTTGAGCGATCTTCTTCTCAGAAAAGAAGTACTCGCTTATGTAGCCCAAGAAAAAGCCAACAATTTGACCTTCCTTTTCTACTACTCTCATAAACGTGTTGGATGCTGGATCAGATCCTGCTTGCACGAGGGCGTATGATTTTTGATCAGACCACCCACAGTTCTTGTACAAGCTGTTCTCTTGAAACCAGCGACCTAAAGCGTTTATTGATTCGTAATCCTCAATAGAGGACGGACGAACGACAAAAGCCATAATCGTGCCTAGTTGCTAAAGTTGATCCGTGTAAGAACGCCCACCATGATCGGTGTGCGTGGCTGGGTTAAGCTCTGTCGGTCGACTGCTAACCCAGTTTAGAGGTGCTCGATACTCTGATTTTGAGCGTCGAGACCCCTTTATTTTAATCCTTTTGTGAGCGTTAGCAAAGCAACGCCCTCACCTGTTTGTTAGCCATGCCAGCAAGCCTCCGACGGTTGCAGGGACCAAGACAACAATCACCATGAAGATCAAGGCATACTGCGTCAGTTCTTTTTTGAACTTTTCTCTTGCCCGTATCGACCTAGCTAACTCTTCTTGCTTTGCCTTTCTAGCATTAGCCATCTCAGCCATGCACTCTTGGTATAAATGTCCATTTCCTGAAACGGTAAATAGATCCTTTACCTCTTGCATCGTCTCTTTAATCTGCTTCCTAGCCAGTGCAGCTTTCACCGCATCTGACTCACTTAAACCACCTTGGTTCTGTGCTCGCGCTAATTCTACTTCTGCCCCTCCAAGCTTACTTAGGAAGACGCCGATAGTACTCAGGTCGTCGGCTGTCCCAGCTACCTGCTTCAAGGCATTGCTTGCCATATTGACGCCAGCGACTATCGCGCTGATCTCCGCGATCAACTTGGTATGTCTGGAAACGTCACCTGCTCTAACGAAGTTGCATAAGAGTAATCAGCAGGCAAATCCCTCAATGCCTGTCGATACATTTGCCATTCACTGCGCTGCTCTGCCGTTAAGGGAGAGTCTGCTGTTTGTGTCCAGTCAGAAGATGCTAAAGACATATCTCGCCTGTGGCGCAAAATATCTAAAACGACTTCTGTCTTCTCTGCTTCTGTAGGTTCCGGCTTTGAGACAACGGCTCCGTCGACAACCATTTGCGTTACGTCATCTGCAACACCCTCAAGAATAAACTCTCCTCCAACAGCTTGAAGCGCGAAGTCTTCGGTAGCACAAGTGCCTGACCGAAGTATCTGCCCCGATCCATCGTAAACAACAAACTTTTTCATTTCTTGGTTTCCAGCGCGAATAATGAACGATTAGACATAGTATAAGTGCCGTCGTACCCAACGCTCTCCAGCGTTATTGTGGCTGTTCCTGCTGATGGGACGAAAGAAATGTTAGCTGCTCTCTGCACCGCTTGCCCATTTGTCCCATTAAACGACTGAGACCACAGAGTTGTGCCGCCGTACTTTAAGTACACTGTGCCACCATAATTCCCTGCATTACCACTGCCATTCTGGGTCCAAGACGCTGCTATAAAAACAGTCGCGCCACTCGCGGTCCAAGAAACGCTCTGCGCTGTTGTAGGGGAATTTACGGCTGCTGCGGTAAATGCGGACGAAGGAACCGTAACTGCATTACCTTTGATTTGCAGGGTGTCCACACCGAGATTTTTGATAATTACTCGACCAGACCCGTCCGTATCTATCGTGACTCCGTCAAGAAACAATCTGCTTGAGCTAAGTGTCCCCGCCGTGATCTTATTTGCGTTTAGTTCATTTACTTGCAAAACGCCGTTAAGAGAAGACAGTGTGCTTCCATCAATATTCAATCGGCTGGTGTTAATCGTTCCCGCATTGATTTTGTCAGCACTAAGATTTGCAATCTTTGCGTTATCGATAGCTGCGTCTGCAATCTTAGCGTTGATGATTGATCCATTACGAATAAATGCATCGGTCATGTAAACGCCAGCGGGGACTGCCACGCCATTAATAGTGGTTGCTGAAGCCTGTACTATAAAAGGTACAGAAGCGGGTGTGATATTAGATCCGCCTCGCATAATTGCAAAGCGATCAGCGTTAACGATAAACTCACTCACGATATTACCCGAAGCAGTCGTGGTACTCGCTAAACCATATCCTGCAACAGCGCCGTTAAGATCAATCTTTACTGTGTATTGACCAGACAACCCGTTAATGGAAGTTGCTTGAGTGCTAATTGAACTGGTATTACCTGCAACGGTAGAGCTTACCGTGCTGATCGCCGAACTAAGCGCACTGTCAGCGTTAGCCCTTGTTGTTTGCTCTGTCGAGATTGCACTTGTGTTGCTGTTAACTGTAGATGACAGGGTTGTAATAGATGAAGATAAAGCTGAATCAGCATTAGCGCGAGTAGTAGCTTCGCTTGAGATTCCCGCTGTGTTTCCAGCTACAGTCGAGGTGAGTGTAGTAATAGACTGCGACAAAGCTGAATCAGCATTCGCTCTTGTCGTGACTTCAGAATTGAACTGGGCTGAACTAACGCCATTAGCCGCACTGTTCTCCACAGCGCCTAATCGAGTAACAAGACTGTCGCCGGTATACGAACTGCTGTATCCGGTAAAGGCATCTAGAGCCGCGATCGCTGAAGTGTGTGAAGGGATCAGAGCAATCGGAGTAGACAAAGAACTAGCAAGCTCACTCGATGTAACCGCGTTGGTAAGAGTTGCTAATAAAAAATTTACATCTGGCGCAGTAACGCCTTGGACGCCTGTACTGCTGTTATATGGACCAGTAACGTCGTTGTTGTTGACTGCCCTAACCCAGTAGTAAAAAGTTTTCCCAGAGCCAACAGGGTCGGCGTAGACGCCGGTAAAGCCAGATACCTGAGCAACCATAGTCGCCGATGAAATCACATCAGAGGTGTGTCTCCATACCTGTACCGCGCTATGTCCTTTATATAACTGTAAATCCCAAGTTAAGATTATATTTCGGAAGGCACCGTCTGCCTGAAGATTTGTTGGCGCTGGAGGTATTGCGAGATCAGGGAATTCATTGACTATCGCAATGCTTGAAGCAAGACCATTAAAATTTGTGATCCCTGACGCAAGCTTAACGATTCCAGCGTCAAGCAGATCTCTAAACGTAACAGCCCTATCAAGCTTATCTCCTCGCTGACCTTGTAGGACATCTAGGTTCTGCTTGATGGACTCGCCAAACCGCCTGTCTTGCTGAGACCAGCCTGCGGGGACGTTAGCGTTTGATCGGTTATTGCCCACCAAGTTCTCCGGCAGATTCGTAAACACAAATCTCGTTTATAGGCACAGAAGCTGAAAGCTCTACCTCAAACTCATTCGCTTTATATCCTGACGGCAATCTGAACAACCCGTCGCTCGTTACTGTCTGCGTGTGCTTTAACACACCGTCAGCATAAAGCTTAAATGTAGGGCTTGGTGAATAACTGTCACAGTCGACCTTAGCTACACCAGGATTCATTGGTCTGGCGACATGAAACTTTTTTGTCTTCCATGTGTAGGCTAAGTCAGAACCTTGGGCAAACTTGTACACCGCTCCACCAACAACTAGATAAAGCTCGTCGTTTTCTAGGTCGTTAAATCCAGCCGTGGCGTAGAAGTCTAATTTTATATAACTGGTCCTGCCGCCACGAGGATCTATGATAAAGCCCTTGCTCTCTGATCCGTTAGAGTAGAACCCTAAGTAATGCCCCTCGTATTGGAATGCAACGATGGATGAAGGTGACAACTCTTGCCATTGATCCCTGCTAAGTATCCCTTCTGTCAGCAACTCAAGCCCATTGTCTGTAGCCCTAACGAGACCGTCTGGAGATGCATAAAGAACATACTCGCCCATATCGACTACAGATCTCTTGGATACGCAAGACAGTGTCGAGTCGACCTCAGTCATCGTCATAGCTTCAGGATCTAGACCTTGGATCAATGCTGGCTTTTCTTTTGTTAACACTAACAAACCAGTGTTAAGAGGCGCTAAGGCTACAACATCGCTTTTCATCGTTAGTCTGTATGCCGTAGGGAAAGCGTGAGGCTGGAACGCTTGAGAGAAGGCAACTGTTTGACCGCTAAAACCCGCCAAGATCCCGTTAGGCATACTAACTAAACCGAGCAACGCTCCGTCTGGATGATCACTTGTTACTTCGTCAGGCGGGGCAGCAAAAGTTATTGTGGGGATTTCTTCGCCCAAATTTATTTCTGCAATAGAATCCGCATAGTTTGCTGAGTTGATGCTGACGTCTGCTACAAACCGATACACTCCACTAGCATCAGTTCTATAAACCCGCTTCTTTAACAGATTGTGAGCACCAGTAGGATTGCTTGGAAAAGTAACCGTAACCCCCTGGTCGGAGAATACATCGACAACCTGAGACGCCAACGCCAAACTTGGCTCTCCCTCTTCTCCGTAGTAACTAACATAAGTGTAGATGTAGCTGCGTGACTGTGCTGTTTCTGTGTCCGTCACAGCAGAAGTCCCTGTTACAGCCACAGAAGAAAAGTTTGCAGGTTTAGGGATTCCTAATTTGTAATAGGTACCGTTACCAACTATCGCCGCTGTCGTCATACGAGGATAGCCGGTCACCCCGCCTATGCCAGTTATATAAAGCCGCTCGTGAACGTCTTCTGCAATGGGTGATCTAATAATATCTATTTCTTCGTTAGACCCAATCCATATGCTGGAGCTATACCGGAACAGAGTTTTCGTTGCCGCTGAGATGTTATAGGACGCTACTGGAGTAATAGATGCGCTAGCATTGCCCTTCCATGGTTCAAGTCTTCCGCTATCTAGCCGTGTATTAGTCGCAACTTGCGCCATATCTTCCGGCAATAATCGAGAGTATATTTTTGGAGCCTTACCACCAAACGTCTGAAGCTTGAATCCTGTCATTTGCTAACTCCTTTAGTTCTCTCGTAAGTTCTTCCGCCCGACAATCCGAGCATACCCAGCAATAACGGCATCATTACGCCAGCATCCGCTTGAGGTATCTCAACACCGAAACCGGCAGCGATTGGCGAGACTAGGAAATTTACGAATAACCCCATTACGCAGCAATAACCGGCTAGAGGTCTCCAAGACGATTGAAACCAATTACCTTTAGCATCAAGCTTCAACACTTCGATCTGCTGCAACACAACTTCCTGAGAATGTTTTTCGGACATGGTCGCGATCTCATGTGCAAGCGCAGCCTTCTGATCAGCGTCAGGAATGAACTTATCTAAGAGACCGGAAACTGGACCGATTAGCTGACCGAATAAGGACATAGCTACTCAGACCCAACCGGCAAAGCACTGTGTTCTCTGTCGCATTGTGAAATTGTCCAGTTGAATGTAGTCATTAGTTGTTCTCCAGTGTTTGTACTTTAGCTTCTAGGGTTTCTATTTTTGTTAGAGCTTCTTGCAAAGCAGCGGTTAAAACTGGAATCAGACGGTCATACGTAATGCCCCACATTAACGTTTGCTGTGTTATTGGGTCAGTTTCAGTTTCTGGAACGTCTACTACTTCGGGGACAGCCGACAACATCTCTTGAGCTATGAAGCCCAATTGATTTGCACTTTCACTGTCATGTATCCAAGAATAGTTGACTGGTCGCATAGCTTTCACTTTAGCTATAGCGTCAGCACCCGTAATCGTACTTACATTTTCCTTGAGTCTTTCGTCGGAGCCGCCTGTCCAAGTAGTGCCGTTTAACGCTACATATGGGCCAGCGGTATAGGCAGCCTGCGATGACACGGCAGCAGCACTAGAGCGACTGTGGACTTGCAAACGAGCGTTGTCGCCTATGTCGATTCGCCAAGAGGTATCGCCTACCAAGGTGCCGTAATCTCCAGAATTCTCTGTGAACCGAATGTTGTATCCGATAACGGAATAGCCGCCGCCAGAGGAACCTGCGTTACCTTGAAGCTGGTTGTATCCAAACCGAAAGCCTTTCCTGCTTGAAACGCCAACTTGTCCATCTGCCGCTATGCGCATGACTTCGGTGCCAGCAGGTTGGAAAACAATAGGAATAGACCCAGAAGTTTCAAGAGCCATACTTGATGATGTTGCAATAAACCGACCGCGCATAGTGTCGCCTTGAGACAAGTCAAGTATTGAACCGTTAACTGCGTTGTTTATTTCTAAAGATGTGTAACCAGAAAATGACGTAATAGAACTCGTCCCGATTCCCACGTTGCCGCTGGAAAAAGTCATGGTAGGACTTGCAGACTGCGAGTAAATTTCGCCTAGCCCCGCCGATGAAACTCCTAGGCGGAAGCCGTTAGTCGCGCCAATACCAGTGGAACCGCTAGCAATTTGAATGTAATTTGCATTAGCGCCAGTTTTGTAACTTACTAACTGATGACTTATAGGGTTAGCACCTGAACCGATACCCACGTTGCCGCTGGAATCCAGCAATAAGCCTTCACTACCAGCGCCAGACTTCAAAGCTAAAATCCCACCAGCAACTTCCGTTCCCATACTCATTTTATTGATGTTTTGGCGGTAGAAAATAGTTGCCCCGCCTACGTCAGCAGTCGTCGATGGGCTGGTAAACCTAATGCGTGCAGACTGATCGTCGGGCGTGATAATAGTCATGCCGCCTTCTGCACCGTTTTCAATCACCAAGTCATCTGCTTGCGGTGATGCAGTAACAGTCCCTGCGCTTGCTGTGTGAACGTGAAGAGTTCCGTCTATAGAACTAGAACTAGTCCCAATACCCACATTCTCAGAGCTATCAATAGTTATAGCAGTAGTAGTGGAGTTATCCACAATGCCTGTGCTCAGTAAACCTCTGGAGACTTTTGTTAGCGCCATCTAATTACTCCGGTAGAACATTAGCAGCTTGTGCAGCATTGTAAGCCGCAATAGCCTCTGCGGTATGGAATGTATTGCACATAGCCTGAACCTCTGTGGATTCACCAGACCAATCATCTGAGGGGCTTACAACGTGACGATGGAATGACCTACTGATCTCTACGTCATCTCTGCTGATGATAGTAGCTGTGCGGACTTGGATGACTTTCCAGCCTCCGCAATCTACTACTTCAATTTTATCTTGTACTGTTGCTTCTGTAAGTGCCATGTTTATCTCCTTGGTATGGACTGTCTGTGCCTACCGTCCGATAGGCATATGGTTATAAAGTGGTAAAATAAGTTGCGTCAAAAATAAATCTTTTGCCAGAAACTGATGCGTAACCTAAAACACTTCCTATTTGACTTGACCTGAAAAACACGCCAGTAGGTTCAACGTCAACAGTGGCGACATTGTTCGTATAAGTCGTGTAGTTCATAGACCCTGAGTTGTAGCTATTTACAACACCAGCAAAAGGTAGTGATATGGTAGCAGCAGAGCCACTTGAGGAAGTGCCAAATTGTACATCTGCGATAATGTGAACCATACGACCTATTTTTGTGTAGGTAGCTTGGAAGACTGTTAAAAAAACTCCTGATGTAGGAACCCAAGCACCTTCCTCATATCCGTCCAGCTTATTAGCCGCAGCAGTCCCGCCAAGGTATGCACCGCCTGATAGGTAGAGGTCTTTGAAGCGTGCGTTAGCGTCTCCTAAATCTACTGCGGCATCACGGTTCGTACCTGCGGAAGTTACTGGACGAATATCGTCAGTGACATCAATCATTCTTAGATTGACATCACCGTTACCGATATAAATTGAGTTGCCGTCTAAAGTACCAATACTCCCCACGGCGTAGCTTTGCTTACGGAATACCATAAGATTTCCGTCATTTGCATTGTTCTTGCCAATCTCCATAACGGCATCGTTTGCCGTAGTAGCAATTTCAACTTTGCCTGTAGCTGCTGCGTAGCCAAAGCCTTTTTGAGCGTCAAAGCCGCTTGCTGGGTTTGTAATAGTGTTACCCACCAACAGGTTGCC